TACAAATTGTTTTTTATCAATTTGATTAAAATTAAAATTTAATGATTGGTTATTTTCAAAAATAGAGAATCTATTATTTTCAGATAAAAGTTTAAATCCATCTTTAAGTAATTTGTTTTTTAGTTCTAAATTAAAACAGTGAATGAAATTCATTTTATAATAATTACCTTTCTATTAATTTTATCTAATGATTTATGATACTTTTGCTAGTATATTGAGTTCTTTTGTTAGGATTGCTTCTATGTTATCAAAGTCACACCATTTAATACGTAATAGTCGTATATTGTTATTTTTACAATATTCATCTTTCAATTTATCATGAATTTGTAATCTTCTAAATTCTTTCTTTGTCATCCATCCATTAACCCATTTATCATGTTGTTCACCATCAAATTCAATAAGCATTTTTAATTTTGTTCTATCTGCATCATAGAATATTGGTACGTCAAAGCGTAACAATCCACCCCTTAATCCTACTAAATTATCAAAAGTATACTCTTTGTCATGTGGAATTGAATTTTGTTTTAAATAATTCCTTATTCTTCTCTCACCTTTAGATAACTTGCATTTCGAGCAATTTTGACCTTGTGAAATATTTGCCCAACACATTTTAAATTCTTCACCACAATCATTATCTAAACATTTCCATAATAATAATTTATTATTTTTAATATATTTCATACTTAACAATTTATATGGTTTATTATTTAATTTACACCAAAGCTTAATATTTTGGATTGAGTAAGGATTACCTTTGTATGCTAGACTAGGCATTCTTAAATATTGTGTATCTCCCCATGATTGGGTATATAAATATCCGTTGATATCCCTTAATACTAGTTTAGTCTTACTATTTTTATATTTACTTATAAGTTCTAATTTTGAATTATTCTTAGTTAAAAATAATATAATGTTTTGTGTGGAATATGTATTAGTATCACTAACAAATAATTGACGAGTAAGTTTTAATAATGTTCGCCAAGTTTGTGAATAATAATACCCTTCACTATCTAATAAAATTAGAGGGATGTCTTCTCCTTCATATATTTCAGACAATAAAGTAAAATCATAGTTATTTATTTTCAAAAACAATTTAATATTATGTACTGAATGTGGATTATTTTTCTCGACAAACTGTGGAGTTTTACCAGCATGTAGATTAGTCCAAGAAATACTAAATAAATAACCATATTTATCAATAAGATTTAGTTTAATATTACTATCTGTAAAACTACTTATTAATTTAAAATTCATATTACGTTTATCTAAAAATAGTTGAATATTTTGATTAGAGAAAGTATTAATCTTAGAAACAATGGCGATTCCTTTAAGTTCTTTTATATTACACCAAGGAGATGAATAATAATATCCTTCGTTATCAGATAATTTTAAATCAACATCTTCACCTTCAAATGTTTCAGATAATAAAGTTAACTTAGAATTATTAATTTTTAAAAATAACTTAATATTATCAATAGAATAAGGATTAGCTTTATGTACAAAACGTGGTTTATATCCTTTAAGAATATCTGCCCAACGAATTACATAATAATATCCATCTTTGTCTCTTAAAATCAATTTTTGTGCATTATTTAAATATTCTTTACTAATTAAATCATATCCTAATTCTTCTACATATTGTTTTACTACATAATAATCTGTTTTTCTCAATATTATATCTCCCTTCATATAGAAATCCCTTAAATTATAAAAGTGGCAGGAAGCAGGGAAACTTCTTTTCAGTTTGCATGACCTAGCCACAAAAATTTTTTATCGTTTGTTGTTTTCCTTATCGCGACTAATTGTGCCAGAATTACTTAAATCACCATCTGCTTTAGTTGGTCTTCCACCTGAATCATCATTTCCTGCTGTTTGATTCATATTTTTAGGAACACGCCAATTATCCTTAGTTTTTGTCAGATTTTCATATTGTAAGGTTGCGTCATAAGAGTCAAAATTGTGTCCAACCTTTGAGGATAAGACAGCTAAACTTCCTCCGATTGTAGTTAATTTATATTCGGTTTCAACCTCTTCAGTTTTATTATACCAAGTGATTTTCCATATATTTAATTCAAATGTGTATTTTTTACGCAAATTTACATTACTAATACGATAATTAAACCAACTCTGTATTTTATCTAATATACTAAATACATTAGACTGTATGTAAACTAAATTCTGAGTTACACCTACTGATGAATTTGTGCTTGATCCACCTAATAATAAAGGATTTGCTCCTGCTTGCATATAAGCCATTGATTTTGCAAATTCAGCTAAATTTGTTTTTTCATTTTGTATAGATTTAAATGGAATCTCTTTTAACGGAAAAGGAGAGCCCGTAACCGATACGGACGATGGAACACCCGAAGCTACCACGTTAACCCATTGTGCAACGATTTCTGGTTCTACCAAAGGTACACCTTCTTGATTTGGAAATTCTATATTTATTAATTTAATTTTGTCGTCACGCGAGTTTTCAATCTCCTCATCAATCAAATCATTTAACAAAAATAATTCTGTAAACAATTGACTATACAAAGGCAAGAAAAATGTATCATTATCTCCACCTAATTTAATACAACATACTTTTTCACTAGGTAATGGTTGCCATTCAGGGTATCTTAATTTATCTGGATTTTTCTTATATCTATCATATAACACCTTAAATTCAGCAGGATATACTCCCCATGCAAATTCTGATAATTCATTATCTCTTGATAAATCATCAAAATACTTGAAGTTGAATTCAACCTTATATTGTCCACTTTTTATTGAATACAATCTTACATACTTTATTGGCAAATCCCATAAATAAGGAAAATCTCCATCGTTTTTCTCAAATCCACAGTATGCACCATATCGAACTATACTTTCAATAATTCTTCTTCCAGTTTTCTTTATATCAATATTCTCAATATAATCTCTAACTGTATCAAATTCATTTTCAAAGTTGTTTAGTATTTTATCAAATGCATCTTGATCAATTGGATTCCCTAATTCATCAAATTTAGTTTTTGCTTTTAATTCTAAATTTAATTTTCTCATTGTTGATTTTGTTGGTTGAAGATAATTATCTAAAGTTGCCATATTTGATGTTAAATTTACTAGAGTTTTATAGATCCCTTCAGGGACATATAATAAATCGGATAAATCGAGAATTTCTGTTTGATATTTAATTGGATTATTTAACCATAGTTTTATTTTATCTATTGTAATGTTTTTGTTGTTTTTTGTATTTCTTTTGTTGGAGAAGAATGAAGCAATACGAGATAGAGAGAAGTTTTTAGATTTTGATGGTTCCCATGATTCTTTTAATGCGAAAAGATTTGGGGAGAGGGGTTTATTTTGATTGTTTTGGTTTGGCAAGGAAGAACCTCCTTTCTTTTTTTATTCATTTTTGGTTATTTTCTTGCTCTGCTTGATTTATTTGCTATTGCGAAGTATGATGAGGGGGAGATGTTTGTTGGACGTTTTTTATTAGTGATATTCTTTCTTCTAATTTGTTTCAAATACCACCCTAATAAAGCTAAACAATAAGCTCTATCATCATTTAATTCATTTTCTTTGTCTTTAGCTAAATCATATCTATAATTTTCATTGCTACCTGTGTATCTGTAGGTATAAATCAATTCTTCTTTTGCTAAATCAATATTTTTTAATGCTAACTCTTCTTCAAAGTCCAAAGTGGATTTCTTAAAAATTATCTCTTTTTCTTTAACTATGTTACCATCATCGTCTTCTACATCAATCATTTTTCCTGTATAATTTGGCAATAATAAATATCCTTTTGAATCATATTCATTAGTGAATGATATTAAATCTAAATTATTCATTTCTAACAATGCGTCAAACATTTCTTTTTTATATTTTTGTGGAGATATTAATTTTAATTTATCAACAGCGTTGGGAAATTTATGAATATGTTCTTTACACTCCTCTTTATCAATAAAACCTTTATGTTTAAGACCATTCGAATCTTTCCAATCCTCCATAAGATAATCTGCTATTGTAGTTCCGTGTCCACCTGCACCTGCATCGATTAGTATACATTCAATATTTTCATAGTCTGGATTTCCTTTTCCATTATAATCCAATATCATTTGTTTTACTAAAGATATTTGCTCAGGTGTTCTCATAGGTGTTTTTTTCTTTTTACCTATATCTACGAAACTTACTCCATTGCATATCTCTAATCTTTCTCCGACATTTTCATCAAAAATTACTTCTCCAACTAAACAAACAGAGTTGTCATATTGATGTGCTGGATCATAGGCTATTATAAACTTTCTTTCTCCACGATCATCATTTTTTAATACTGGCAATCTTAATTGAGAATTTCTAACAATTGTTGCCCTTTTAAAAACCTGTTTATCTCCACCATCAAGACTAAATTTATTGTAAAATTCTCTCATGGCTTTTTCTTTATTTTTTCTCATTTCTGCATCAATTTCATCTTTATTAATAAGTGGAACAGGATATAATTTTCCATTATAAGTAGCATTAATCATAATTTCACAATTTAAATCACATACAAAATAATTCTTATCTCCTAAAAACATTCGTTTTGCATAATCTTTATATAAGGCATAATAATAACTATCTGTGCTTGACGCAGACGAGATAAACAATCTTTGATTAGGTATTTGTTGGGGATAAGTAGTTACATCTAAATCACCACCAAGCCTAAAAGTAGAATTCTGTAACAAAAATGGTATAGTGGCTACTACATATTCTTCTTCCGTCCAACCACTTTCATCATACACATTTAACGATGATCTTTTTCCTCTATTATTTGTTATGTCACCACTTAAACTAGTCACGGAACTGCCATTATATAGTTTATAATTAAATCCAGATTGAGAATGAGTAAACCCATCCGTATTAGCTGTAGATTTAACAAGTTCTCCCATAAAAAAATCTGTCAATCCTGCAAAACTTTGAATTTCTTTCTTGGCTATTTTTTCAATTTTCATAAACGTATCTTGACTTTGCGCTGAAACATTACTTAGAATATAACTGTTGTGTCCAGGTATTAGTATTCCTTTTGACATGAGAAAAGGTGCGGCGAGGGTTGATTTTCCGCCATTTCTAGTAATACACCAAAGATTATATGCTTTTAACCAAGAATTCATAAATGCATATTTTTGTGCATCGAGGAACTCAATTCCCATGAATCTCTCGCAAAACTTAATTGGTGCTTTTCTCCCCCATTGTATTATTTCCGACAACTTTAAATAACCTTCAAGTTTTTTTTGGGAAAGTTGAGTTTCAGAGCTTCTAAGAAAATATTCCAAAACAATCAACCCCCACTAGATAATATATCATATTGTTGTATAATTTGAATTTTCATAAGTCTATTGTCTTCTCTTAATTTAATCAATTCATCATCTAATTTCTTTATTAAATCCCTTTGCTGAGATATCATGTCCGTATAATCATTTTCATCAAACATTAATTGTTCTATAATACTTTTATTGCTAAAATCTGCAATTTGTTTCATGGCATCACAAGTTTCTAAATCAAATAAGTTTAATTCTGCTGTTGATAATCCAATTTCATTTAATTTCTTTACTGTGCCATTTAATGTATTTCCACCTTTGCTTTTGTTATTATTATGATTAACTGAAATGCCATTATCTTTAGCCATTGCTAAAATTGAACGATAAATTTTTTCTTTTGCTTCTACTAATGATTTTACTCCACCGACCTGACTAGACATGTTACTAATATCAGCAGTCATAAGAGCAAGAGCTTGATTAATTTTATCAATTTGATTAAAACTTTTAACAATCTCTATACAAATAGGTAACTTAAAAGAATCATCTACAGTATCTTGGTCAAGAAAATCAACCAATGCGTTACAGAGATATTTTTTATCCATTGGATTTTCATTTTCAAATGGATCATAACCAACTAATCTAATTACATCATCTCTATTACGAACATCTTCTTCAGACCAAGTTTTTATTTGTATATCTGTTTCTGATGGTGGTAAAAATTCATTTTTTTGACCATCTATACTTGCAGAATGAATAAATGACAAACTAGAATATTGTGGCAATGAATTAACTTTTGTAATATATACTTGTGCTATATTCCCGTTAGAGTTTCTTGCCTGTTGCTCTGCACTAGAATATAAATTAGATTCAAAGTATATATCTAACCACCTACATAATAAATATAATGCTTTTTTTGTGTCTTCGTGGGTTTCAACAAGATACGCATATAATTCAATTACACACTTACGACATATAAACATCCGACCATTATTACTTTTAATTAATAAAGATGTTGATTGATAAAATCCCTTATCTTGGTCTGTATATTTCTTTGCACAACAAGGACATCTATAATATTCTTTTTCAACTTGTGGCAGAGACACTTCTATATTTTCTTTTGTCTTAGTTGTTGCCACTTTTTTAGGTCTTCCTGCCACAAGGTCACTTCCTTTAATTATTAACTTACTTCTTCTAAATCTTTATATTTACCATTATAATAATTATCTAAAAACTCATAAAATTGTTCTTCAGTATTACCACCGTATCCAAACTCCTCATGGAATTTGGCGTGATATCGCTCTTCTAAACAAACGCCTAAAGGATGTCTGTAATGAATTTCAAGACATTTATCTACTAATAATTTTATTTCTTCATCTGAATAAAATGAAATATCATCATATAAAGGTAATCTGGTTTCACTCAAGGTGTCTTTAACTATATTATCAAAAGAATACAAATGATGAATATCATTAAACCTCTTTCCAGTAAGCAAGCTAACATAATTAGAATTCTCAACACTATCTATTTTCCATTGCTTTAAATTTCTTCTTAATTCTTGATATAATGCACTAATACCACCTTTATAATTTGGATTTAATGAACCAAATCTTTTACTATCATATTGAGGATTATTATCACTTTTCCACTTATCTGTTCCTATTAATCTTTCAGAATGGAATTTCCCTATTTCATCATGCACTCTTTGTAAAGTTTCTTCTGTTTTATAAAATCCTAAATCATTCGCTCTATGCATGATTTTATTTATACTTAGGAACGGAAAATATGTATTATATAATTCTTTATTAGTCATATGAGGATAATTATCTTTTAGAATTTGAATATCTTGTTCTGACCATTTATAAACATCAGAATTAAATCTGAATAATTCTCCTTTGCATTCACGGCAGACGTTGCGATATGAATCTGTACATGATTCATCTTTAGGAAAATAATCGTATTCCATAGGCAAATACCTCTTACATGATTTGCAATACTTATGTAATTTATTATCTATTATTTTATATTTAAAACTATTATAATTTTCAATATAACTTTCTATTTTCCTTAAACCAAGTTTACCTGCCATATGTAATATTGATTTTTCTGTTCTTTTTACTGATAAAAGTGGTATAATATCATATGTAAATAACTCTTTATAATTATCTTTTACAATATTAATATCTTCTTGCGACCATGGCTCATTTGCAAAGTCTGGAAAGAATTTTCTATTGTTGCACTCCAAACATGTATTCACAAACCCATCCAAAGATATTTTACTTAATTGAAAATAGTCCCTAGATATTGGAAATTCTCTATCACATTTAGAGCATTTTTTAAATCCTTCGGGAGATTCCTTGTCTCTACGCTTTATTTGGCACTTAACGCAAACATTTAAATAACCATCCAATGATTTTGTAGATGTTTTAAAATTTGTAGAATTTATTTCCAAAATATTTTCACAATCTACACATTTCTTTACTCCAGTAGTATTTATATTTCCTCTATTTTTCTCTGAAGCTAATTTACTTCTGCATTTTTTACAGACAGAGTTTAGACCGTCCTTACATCCGTTATGAACATGAAAATATTCTTTTGTTGATGGTAATTCTTCGCAACACATTTTGCAAACCTTCATTTTTACTTCTAACTCTTGATTAATTTCTTCCATTTTATAACCCTTCTTTCTGCAAATTATATTTCCCTCTGCACTAACCACTAAAAAGTAAATAGAAGATAGGGTGCAGAGATGGGATAGCTAATCCCAAAAACCTATCTTCCAATGAACAAAATCAATAATTATGCTCACATAAAAGCCTAGTCTTAATTGACTAGGCATAATCTAAACACAATTTCCATCCACACAGAAAACGCCTGATTGCTCAAGCGTCTTATAACTTACAAAACTTTATTATATAAAGGTGCGTCATTAATGCCGTACCTTTATCATTTTAACTTCTTAATACCACCGTCACCAATCATAATTTTATCTATCTTCTTCAATTCCTTAATAGACTTTTCTGCTCTAACTGGAACTATTCTATTAGGATACTCCCTAACCAAATCACTATAAATTTGTTTCCAAGTGTAATTTTTCTTTACCATCCATACTATTTCTTCTTCGATTTCTTTTATTTCCTCTAAATCTCTTGTTGATAAAAAATCTCTAAGATTATCACGCTCTTTTAAATCTAAATATTTCTTAATTTCTTTAGCATACATGCCATACAAGATTTCATAGCAAGAATTCGTAATACAGGCATATGGATTATTAAAATGACTCAATTCACCACGACTTTTCAAAATAGACATTGCTTCTGTTTCTTTATTTCTTTTTATTGTTCCTATTTCTCTTGCAACTAATTGCTTTAATTCAGATGGAGTTATTGCTTGAGTTAAAATTATCTCTTTAATAGAAAAATAATCTGCAATTACGGCTTTATATTGAATGATAGACAATTCACTATCCATAAACTTCAATAGTAAACTATATCCACGTTCAGACAATAAGAAGATATTTTTACTAACTTTAATCGCTTGATTTGTAAATATATGACTGCCGACCAAAACGGCAGTTGCTTCTTTACTGTCTTTTAAGTCAAGATAATGAATTCCTATATCAAAATGTTTTATATTCTTATTTATTAATTCATTTACATGACTTGGTTTTTTATTATGTAATTCCGCAATGGTCTTTACTAAGATAACTTTTTGATCTCCACCAAATCCTCCATAAACATTAGGAACATCAATTCCACATACTTTTGTTGTTCCTTTAATTATTAACTTATCAATATTATTATTTTCCATTATTAAATCACACTTCTTTCTCATATTATTAATCACCCTAAAATACTATCTGCCTCTGACACACCAACTATGATATGCTTCTTCAGATTCCAAAAAAGAGAATTTGTACCACGGCTTCTTTGTCACATTATGAATCCCAACTTCTTTAATCATTACTCCTTGGGATATGTAATAATTACTTTGCAAAGGATTATAAATATAGACATATCTTTCTTTTTGTTCTATCACTCTAATTCACTTCCTCTCATCATATATTTGTGCTATTTTAACACACAAGAAAGGACATCTTAAATTAGATGCCCTCTATCTGAGTTAAATTAAAACTTAGATTTGATTGGATAATTGCTATTGTTTACTATACTTAATTGCATAATCTTTAATGCCACTAATAAAATCATTAATGTTATCCGTAACATTAGGAAATTGAATATTACCAATATGAATATTAATTGTCTTATTACTTTCTTCCGATTCCCTATTTTCTTCTTCAAAATCTCCTCTATCCGACCACCCCAATCTCTTCATTTCCAAACTCATCTGAAATAAAGCGTCAACAATACAATTCGGGCAACCTTCACTCGCCATAATTTTCTCAAATGCCTTACCAACAGATGCATTTACAATATCATCATGTCTTTGCGAGCGACAATCATCGCACTGGCATTCTTCATAATCACATACACAATCTGTTTCACCACATTCTGAGCAAATATCATCCTCTGAATCATCAATATATTCCTCATTATGATTTTCACGACCACAATGCTCATCACACCCATCGCAATTAGAACATTCAGAACTTACATCATATTGACTGTCATTACTGTCATCTTTATCCTCAACTAACTCACAAAATGACCAACTAGCATTTCCAACTAATGTCTTATCTACTGTTTCCCTATCCATATCTGTAAAAATATAATAATCTCCATATGAATCAAAGAAGTCAGAATACTTATAATCACCATCATTTGCTCTAGCAGTTTCACAGAACATTTGAATTTCTTCATCATCGAATAGCATGGAAATATAATATTCCTTTGTGTAAGGGCTTAAATCATTAGTCTCATCAATAAGATCATACGTTTCTCCTAAATATTCTGAAATATAAAATGCAAGGCCATGATCAACAACCATGAGAAAATCTATAGAAGTTTCGATGTGATTATCGAGAATATTATCAATATCTGTGAGAGTTAATTTATTTGCCATTTTGCGATTTCCTACCTTTATATTTATTTTATTTTGTTTTGTTATTTAATTGTATTATTTAAACCTAAAGCATATCTTTCTCTTTAACCAAGACACTATTCTTAGAAACCTCAATACTACCATTAGTCTGAATTTGTGACATGGTAATATTATGGTCAACATTCATTTTATTCATAATAATGCTAACCACATCCTCCATAGACATTCCTGAATTAATCAAACAAGTATAAAATCCAGAAAAATAACTTGCATCTTTCATGCCTTTAATAAATTCTTCTTTATCAATTTGAATATCTGTATCATTTTCTAAATTTTCCGTTGAAATAGAAAATGGTTCTGTGAACATGAGGACATCATCCAATGGAGATTTTATTTCTTCTGCATCTGGTTTATCACATTTGAGTTCGTTCAATTCTTCTGGTGTAGTTGTTTCTTTACAATTATCGCACATATTTGATTCTCCTATTATCTAAATTATTTTATTAATTTTACATGATGTATTCAATACAACCCATATCTAAACATTCAGAAGGGGTAAGTATCCAATCTTTCTTTTCTCTTTTAACTTCATCTAATTTTGATTCTGGTATTTTAGTATATTTAAGAATCAACATTTTCATTAAATCCCATAATCTTTTTAATTCAGTAACTTCATCTTCTAATTCTTGAAGTGTACCACCAACCCACATTGAAGGCTGATGTGCTAAAGCGTAACTATATCTATATGCTCTACGTTCAGAACCAACAATTAATAGCATAAATGCCATAGATGCAGATGAAGCTTGATTAGTAGTAATAATCTTATATCCCATATCTTTAAGTTCCTCGACTTTAGAAATTATACTCAATCCAGAAATTATATTACCTCCAGGCGAATCTATGAGAATTTCTATACTTTCTCTTTCAGAAATAGGAATATTAGATTTATTGTCTAATGCAACAATTCTATCTAAAAAATAAACTGTCTTGAAAGAGATATCTTGATCTATTATTTCGTTTATGAAAATTCTTCGATCTCTAATAGCAGATGTTAATTTCATCTCGTCAATTATTTTGTCAGTTGGTATTAATATTTCCATATGTAATTACCTCATATATTTTATTTTTCTATTAATCCCGATCACAGTATTCAAAATATCTGTAATCCCATATTCCTTACTAACAATAAAACTCTGATTTTTCTTTTCTGTCTGAATATAACCTTTGTCGTTACTCCACCTTGAAAAACCGCTAACTGTCGGCAATCTTAACACTTCTAAATATCCTTGTTTCTCATATACCATTGCTTGATGTAAATGAGCCAACATAAGAACTATATGCTCACAATTACTCCATTTATCTTTTGCTTCAGTAGTAATAATTTGCAAAGCATCTTTAACTTTAATATCATGAGAAAAAGTAAGTAAAGTCTTTCCAAATTCATAATATTTTCTAGGTAAAGGACTATCATCCACATAAACATTATCATTGCCTCTATACCATGCTTTTACAGTTTGAATTACACCAAACATAGTATGAAGATCATGATTAGAAGGCACTAGGATAACGTCTACGGGTGCAATTTCAGTAAGCATATCAATTGCTCTAACAATTAATTCTGTAGCCTTATGTACTGCTTTAAACCACGATGCTGAAACCTCTTGTGGTGTTCCACGAGTCGTAGTTCCATTAGTATTATCAGCCGTTATAAAGTCATTTCCTGTAACAAATAAAACCTTCTCAAAAACCTTATCTTCAACTCTATCTATCACATCATTAATTACCTGAAAGAATATATCTTCTGCAATTTGCATATTATATTCATTTCCTGTTGATAATTTGTCTGATAAAAGATTTAAGTGAAAATCAGAAATAGGAACAATTAATAATTTGCCATTTTTCTTATATTGAGATGTTTTTATATTTGATTTATTTATTGTTCTTGTGCATGTTTCTAAACTAGAAAATATTTTCTTTGCATCTTCTTCATTCCATTGGTATTCAGTTCGAGGTTTTACGCTCACCTTTGAACTATAAAGTACCTTAACTCCATCTTCTTTAGTATTCATGTGCCACATACTATTCTTAGCAGATGTAATAGACCACTCACTAGGCGAGTACCCATGTGACTTTAAAACAAAATCAGGATCTTTTGATTCCTCAAGACTCATTTCCAATAATTTGTCTGATACCTGAGAATTATCACTTTTAATTTCTACAGATTCCTTATAATTAGGAATAGTTCTAACTTGCTCAAGTTTCTTATCAACAATCTCATCCCTAACAACACCCAACTTCTTTAATGTCCCATCGCGATCCTGCCTTTTTTTGATAAATTGCCGATAGTGTTCTCCAGTTTTAAATGGAAATCCTTGAGACTCATTCAAATCATTCCAAGAAGGATTTTTAGTATTAAGTATTTTTTTATATTTATCTCTATTATTTTTGAAATCGACACCGATAATATAAAGTTCATCTTTTGATTTTGACAATATTTATTAATACCACCCTATATATTTATTTTATTATTAAGTCACTTTCACTACTCTTACAAATAATTACTGGATACCCATTGCTCTGAACGGCATATTTCTCTTTCAATTCTTTATTGACTCTAATTCTTATGTAACCTAACTTTTCAAGTTCTCCACGCATTTTGCGAAGTTGAATTTCAGTTACTTCCCATTTATATTCTTTAGATAAATATAATACAATTTCTTTCTCAGTAGTGTAATTCTTTTCATCTACTAATTTTTCAACAACTGAAACAATATTTTCAACTCTTTCATCACTTTTTTTGGTTGTTGTTCTATCTTTAACTGATTCTGTTATTTCACCTGTTTCATAATCAATATCCTTTGATGCTACCTTTTTATATTGAGGGTAAATATTTTGAGCAACTTCTAAACCTTCTGTTCTATAAAACATCTCATATGAAGTACCTTTTACTGTATATCCATTTTGTTTCCATTTAACTCCTTGGGATTCAATATTATTAAGTTGATCAAATACCCAAGAGGGAATAGAATAGAAACTTACTCTCTGAGTTGTTTTGTTTGCTATTGCAATTGCTTGAGCTTTAGCAAGCATTTTTGGAGGAATTTTATCATCATCTAATTTCCTTATTAAATCGTGATAAGTTAAAACAGCAAGTCTTTGACTTATTCTTTTTAGATTGTTGGCTGCCGTTTTAGTAATTCTAGCTAATTCTCCTAATGAAACAAAGAATACAGCGTCTCCATCTGAATTCATATAATTTTCACCATAAATATTATTTTGTGCAATTCCTGCCATTACTAAAAATAATTCCTTAACATATCTAATATTTTTATCTGTTTGTGGACATAAATCCATAAACTTATTTAAATTCATTGTATTAATAATTAAATCAAGATTTGTCTTTTGTTCAATACTCCATTGAGTTTCTTTTATTGATAAATTGAATATTGTCTTAATAAATTCTATTGCTCTATATTCACTCTTAAAACCACCAAGTTTTTCAATTAATTGTTTTGTATTCATAGATACTCCACATTTACCACTATGACATTTATAAAGCCATTTTCCTTCATTGGTTTGAAATATACTTGCACTCGGATTACTATCTTTGTGAAATAGACATTTAACTGATGAAGGATATTTAAATTCTAATAGTTCTGCCATGTTAATGTTATAATAAATGTGATACCAAAAATCTTCCTTATTATCAAAAACTATAGGGTCACAATTCAAACTATTTTGTAAATATTCTACTTCTCTATTTATCAATGCTTTAATATTATATCTCTCTTTTATAGAGGGAGAAGGTTTGGGATTACCTAATACCTTTGTGCGAGAGGGGTTTCCGAACCGTTGAGAAAGGGTGACTATTAAATTAAAGGAGTTATAGTTATAAGTATATATATTAGTCACCCTTAACCCTCTCACAATATCCTTAATCTTATAATCTTTATTATAGAGTTTAGGATACTTTTTCATAAGGCTTTTACCCTTATTATTACTTTTATTATTATTATTTATTTTATTATTTTTAACTTTTATAGGTTTAGAATCCTCTAATACAATATCTTTAGATAAACCTATGATATAATCACTATTTAATATATTACCAGAATCAAATACTATATTTTTACCTGCAAAGAATATTCTATTAAGATTCTTACACATTTCATCTACTTCTCCAATAGATTCCATTAAATATAATAATATCTTCTTTGCTGTATTTTCATCAATTATAACTTTATCTAGTACAAATACTAATCTCATTTTATGATGATTTTCTTTGTGATTAAAAGAAGTATAAACAAAATTAGGTATTATATTTATCTTTTTGCAATGCTCAATTATTTCATCATATGTTTTATGATTTTCTTTTAAATATTGTTCTGTTAATATCTCATATTCATTATCAGACATTTTCTTAGGTTTTACAGGTTTATTATCAATATCAATCATAAATACCTGCTGTGATATCCAATCTGTTTCTTGGCCTCCGCAATAAGACGGTCTAATAGTTTTTCCATCTAATACACTTTTCTTAATTTCTTCGATTGAATACTCTTTTACATTATCAATTTTCATTCTATTGATAATTGCTCCAATGTCTGTACTGGGCTTGGTTTGATAATTTACCTTGTCAATAATTAATTTGATTTTCATTTCTTAAACATCTCCTTCAATATTTTTATTTGTTTCCTTAATTTAAATAATAAGCAAACAGGCGTTAAGGATTACGCTTTTCGATGATCAGTCTAGTCTGCTTATTTGTGTTATTTACAACACAAAAAATTCCTCTACAAAAATAAAGGAATTTAATCTGTTGTAATTTATGATTATTGAAATTATTTTATATCCTCATGATATTGACAATCTTGACAGAACATTATATTCTTATTGACAAAATATTTAATCCAATATCTTTGTTTTCCGCAATTTGGACAACATAATTCTTCTTCAACAATCCTAATCTTATCTTCCAAATAACTATAAACATAATATTTCTCTGTCGGCTTACAAACATAATATAGCACTGGAATATTAATATTATTATCATCAATATTTACAATGTCATCAACAATTGCAAATAATCCATGCCAATTAGAGTTGTCTAGGATTTGTACTTGAGTTCCTTTATTTAGTTTCATTTGATAATTGTTTAATCCTCCTTTTAGAGAATAATGACTCTATAAAAACAGTTTTTCTTGTATTATTATAATTATTAATAGTTGCAAGTTTTTTATTTAGGATATAACTTGCAAAACCTATTTAGTTTATTGGAAGGGGAGAGATAATTAAACTCTCCCATATCAAAAATACCAAGGGAGACAAATGCCTCCATATTTTATTATAATTTATATAATACTTACTGCTTTCCAGCCCTGCGGATACTTTTGGTCAAGCATAATCATACCAAACCGTTTTATCAGGGATTTAATCAATCTTTATTACTTACTCTTTAAGTCTTAAACTTTACACTTATTAAACTTTGAATTTTTATCTTTAAGCGTTTAGTCTTAAACTTTAATCTTTACAGAATCTTTAAAATCATATAGTTTAATATGTAACCGACTTTCCATTAAGGTGTCGGTTAATCTATTAATTTTTGTTTTTCTGCACATCCTGTGAAAGATGCAAATAATATGTACTTTCTTTATATTTATTAAACCAGTCTAAGTACATAAAAGACTTGTCAATTATGGTTAAAAGTTTTCAGAAAGCAGTAAGTAGTTATTTCTTATGGATTAATATTCAATTTCTATCACTGTTAGAGCATTGCTTGTTGATAAACTGGAATCAATTTCACTCTCAAACTCTAAAATTTCTTTCTCCAATTCATCAATCTTATCTTTAACTTTAATCGGATCTACAAATTCAAAAGAATTATTGAGAATAAATTCCTTTCTAACTTTTTCAAGTTCATCAGTATTTGTCTTCCCTTCTTTTGAACCAAATAATCCAATTACATAGTTTTCTGCCTTTTGATTTAATGTTTCACCATTTTCCTTATCTATAATTTGAATAGAATGTACATAATGTTGACTCATAGTATTCATCAGAGTTTTCTTATATAACATTCCACTATTTTTCATCTCAATTGCTTCTGCTACTGTCATTTCATTGTCACCAATTTTAACTTTAGTAGTTGCATTAGATAAAACAGTTGCTCTTTTAATTGCATTTCTGCGACTAATTAAGTCATTTGCTTTATTCCAACTAGCTTGGATTTGTGTTTTAAATTCATCTACTGATACACCATTAATTTTATCATTAGAGTGTTTATTTGCTTTGCAATATACCCCTTGGGAAATAGTTTTATCAATTCTTGCACCAATTACTTTTAGTTCTGATAATGCTTTGTGGATTGTCATTGTTTCAGTTGTCATATTTTTATTTATCCCCTTTAATTTTAAATTTTAAAAGTTTAAATCTTGCTCTTGGTGGCGTAAAGCCAAAATATAAATCTTCTTTGTTAGAGTTGTTAACTCAATTCATTTTGTTGTGGTTGGACTTATGTTTTTTTTACTGCCCTGTCCACCCATTATTTATTATTATGAAGGAATTGCACTTGAACCGAATTAGTTATAATTCGAGGAAGTTTACACTTCTACAATCCCTTCATAATACAAGCAAAAATGCATCTAAAAACCTCATACTATTTTCAGAGCAATACCTGTATTTCAAGGGCTTACTAACTTATGCACATGATTTTAGGGAAGGTTCGTAATTACACTCACGTTAACCTAATTTTATTAAACCCTAAAATAAGTTTTTATTTATTGTTGTTGTTTGGCTTATGCAATTTCCAAAAAATCATCACCACAACAATTTATAGAGGAAAGTATTTAGTAAGAAAAGAATCTAATTATAAGCATCTAAAAATCTTTAACTTCTTAGTAATATTAATTATAGCTAATAATTAATATTAAAATTTCGCCTAGCAAAAACTATGCTTATTATGTTTTTCTGTGAGAGTAACAATTGTACACATCATCACTCTCTAGATAAATTATCAGACCACAATAGTAGTGTCGCAGTCAATTCATTTGATATATCGTCTAAAAGTTAACGATGCCACACCATTTCTTTAAGTGATATATCAAATGTTAGACTATCAATTATATCTCATATTGTGGTATGGTAAGGTATTAATCGTCATCTTCCTGATCTTCAGCATCCTCAGATTCCCCATCTAAAGATAAATATTGTTCACAACCATTAATTGTAATATCTAAGATGCCGGGTTTCTTTTCTGTTCCTTCAAGTTTATACAATTTAGTAGACCATTCGCATACACTGGCTTTTACACATGATTCACAGAATTGATTATTCAAATTTGCCATATATTAATAAATTCCACCTTTAATTTTATTTTATGATTGATAATTTACCTTATACTAATTTATATGGAGCCGATAATAGGACTTGCACCCACAACCTACACATTACAAGTGTGTTGCTCTACTATTGAGCTATATCGGCTTATTGTAATTGTGCTATCCTGCCCTATATCCAATGATATCTATTGAATATAGGGGACTAACACTGATAGCACAAAATTATTATATTTACTGTACAACTTTATCTTTAAGAGACTTATAAATAGTTGTCTTAATTGCATTTTTTGCAGGAATTTGAATTGTTTCACCATTTTGCGGATTTCTTCCCGACCTACTAGCACGTCCTACAATTTCCATTCCAAAATGACTTCCAACTTTAACATCCTCTTTTGTTTCAACGCATTCTTCTAAAACTTGCAGAAATGCATTTAATTGTTTTTCGCTTTCTACTTTTGTACCTTCAACGATTTGAGCCATACGTGTAATAATATCTTTCTTGTTTACCATTTTAATATATCCCCTTTTATTCTTTAATAGTATCTGCACATCTTTGATGTCAGACCTGTGTTTTTAATTTGTTGATTTGTTATTTTATGTTTCATATTTAGAAAATTCTTTTTTAAGTATTTCTTCAATATTCTCAAAATCCCAGTACCAAACTTCTAGAAAATTATATCCATTTGATAGGGCATATTCTTTCTTACGCCTATCATGTTCTACTTGTTTTTCGAAGTCTTCAATAGATTTGTGTAAACCCTTGCAAAAACCTTCATGTTGAATACCTTGATATTCTACAAGAAGATTATATTTTGATAAATAAAAATCATAAGATAATAATCCATTACCAACTCCTCGCAAACCTTCAAATGTTTTTTGTGGTATAAAATAGTTATTATTATGATTGTCTAAATAATTATCATAATCTGTTTGATTTATCTCAACAAATTCTTTTTTAATAAAAACTTTTCTACATTCTTTTTCACCTTTTGATTCACTACATTCTGGACACCCCTTACCGTTTTTCCTATTAGATATTTTTGCTTGCCACACATGTATAGGATTATCTTTACATTGCCACCAAACTTCTTTGTTGCTACAAAAAGTAACATCATAAGGAGTCAAATCTCCATTGAAAGTACGATGCCATTCTTTAGCAAGTTCTGGATTTTTTGTTGCCAAACAATTAGATAAACCAACTTGTTTACCGTGACATATACCACAACCATGATCTTGAGAAATATCCGCCCAACTTGATTCAAATATTCCTCCGCACTCTTCTTTTAAACATCTCCATTTAAGTTTTTTACCATTACCATCATATATATCACTGACTAATTCAAATGGTTTATTGTTTAATTTACACCATAATTTTATATTATATATTGTATATGGATTAAATTTATTAAATTTAATAAATTTAAAGGGATCTTGTTTTATTCTAAAATTATGATATGTTATATTATAATAATACTTGTCTTTATCTTGAATTATTAAACATATAGTTGTTGGTTTACTATATTTTGTTTGTTCTTTAAACTCTTCTTTAGTGGTTACTACAATATAATCACCTTTACTTTTAAAATAGTCTCTAATATCTTCATAAGTCTTTGCTTTAGACATTCTACCCTCCTTTAAATTAATAAAGAGGGAGTATTTAATCATAATTTATTTTTCTACTCCCTCAATCAAAGGAGTAATTTTTATCCACTAAGGTATCTACTCATTGGTAGTACCGAAAATAACATACATTTACATTTTATCAGATATATCTGCCATCCTACTTCTCCAAACATTGGGAAGATGTATACAACCAAACATATCCTCATTTTTAAACACTTCTATTGCTTTGAGCAACCCATTATTTTTACCAACATATTCAACCTTGTCTACCTGCTGATATGGATCACCTTCAATTATGATTTTTGCATCCTTACTACATCTGGATAAAGCAAGTTTCATTAAATCAGGTGTTGTATTTTGTGCCTCAGTGATATATAGAATTTGATTATCAGTTATTTCCATTCCTCGACTGTCTGCCATAGGTATTAATCTAATCTTATCTTGTGTAATTAAATTATCTACAATGCCTTTATCGCCAAATTTAGTGATAAGCATATTGCCGATAAAATTTTGCATACCCTTTTGAACGGAATCACCACTATAAAATCCCATATCAACTGCTCCGCGCACTTTTGTAGGATTATACATTACTACACAAGTGTCATATTTTTGATATTGTAATGCCCACATAATATACATTAAACTACAAAGACTTTTTCCACTTCCTGGTTTTCCTGTAATAGCAGTAAATTGATTATTATGCAAACTATCAATACATAGTTCTTGGAATATATCTTTTGGTTTTAGATTTCCAAACATCATGCTTTTAAAGTCTTTTTTCACAATGCTTTTAAATCCTTGTTGTGTCCATCTTTGCTTATCAACAATTGAATTGTTAACTTTGAGTAATAGGTATTCATTGATATTTAGATTCCATAGATTTGCTTTGGTTTCTGATTCATACCAATTAGCTAATTCATATTCTGACATGTCTAAGATTGTGTAGCCAGTATATTTTTTATCGTCATAATCTGTAGGTTCATATTGTTTACAAGGAATATTAAGAGAATCACATTTAACTCTAAATAACATATCATTACTATAAGCGATTGTATTATTATCTTTTTCGTACAAAACCTTAAGGAGTGATATGATTTTATTATCCATAATTTCTTTATCAAAACATGAAGGAAGATTATTATAATCTGTTTCATCAATGATATATTTAATTTTGTCTCGATTAGCGTTTATATATCTAGTCGCTCTACGGGCCTGAAATTTTACCTCTTCTGATTTTCCATTTTTCTTCAAATTGTCTAATTCACCAAGAACAAATCCTGATAATTGTATCCCTGAATCTGAAAAATCTTCAAAAACTTTTTTAGGATGATCCATTAATACATTTGAATCAATGTAAGGTGATTGACATGGTTTATCGGGCAATATAAACCAATCCTCTACTATTTATTTTATTACTTTGTATCATAAGACACAATTTACAACTTCTTCAATATTAACAAATTCATCATACTTAATTCTTAGTAACTTAATACCATTAATACTACAAGAATCAACTTTGAATTTGTCATAATAATCACCATTATAAAACTCTATTAGATATTTTAATTTAGTTCTTGATTCATCCTCAAATACTGCATAGTCAAAGATATAATAGATTTTATCAATACCTTCTAATCTGTAGTTTTGAGAGAATATAGTGTTATTTAGATTGAAATATTGCTCTAATCTATCTTTTTTCTTTAGTTTTAAGAGTAGATTGTATACAGGTGGGGTTACATAGCGTTGTTTACGCCTACCACTACTAAATTTTCCTATTACTACTAGGGATTCTCCATAATTTCCATGTTTTTGATGGATTATGTTTTTAGAGATTAAGTATTGTGTTTCTTGTTTTGTGATTTTTTCCAATGTTTGTTGTTTGATGCTCCTTTTAGTTTGGAGTTTTTGTTTTTAATATTATGTTTCATAAGCGTATCGACCAAACGCTTATAAGATAGGGATTATATTACTATACCCTATCATTACAAGCATTGTTTATAATATTTCTGAAATCGCTGTGGGAGTAGGGTTTCAAGGTTTATCAGCTTTTCGGATTCTCTTTGTTTGATCCCACTCTTTCTTTTGATTAAACTGCATTTTCTTCGCACAATCTATGCAATATTTTATATTACCATTTGTCTTTTTAATAATCTCTCCACAAACTTCATTCTCACACTTCATGTATTTATCATCTCCATTATACCAATCAAAATAATATCCAACATTATCAAAATTAGTTATCTCAAAAACAATATTGTCAATTTTATTACCTTTGTCATCTTTGTCAACCACAATATCATCTATAAAAGATAAATTAATCTTACCCCTAGTCCTCACATCAACATAACCTAAATTTGATAAACCATTTACTAATTTATTAATATCATATTCTCCAGACAATCTAGACATTTCAAATACTTCTTTGTACGATTCTGTTTTTCCACCAAATATATTATAATCAGAAACTTTTCCATATATCTGCTTAGACATTTCTTTATTCAATTTATTTTTTACAATAAACGTAAATAATATTTTTTTATGCACACTATCAATTTCCAACCCATTAATATATTTAATCTCATTTTTTGTAATCGGAATACTTTCTATTAAAATTAATTTATTTATTCTCTTACTGCCATACGCTAAAGCTGAATTAATTATTTTGAAGTATTTTACTCTATTGAATTTTACTATATTATTTTCGCAAAACTGATATACTAATTTTTTCCTTTCACTTGCTTTTTCTGCTAACACTTCTTTATAATATTTAACTAATATTTTTAATTCATATCTGTGATATTGAGTTAAAAAACCTTTTTTTAATATCTCTTCTGCATATTTCTTTTCATTATATCTAAACTGAATCATATTTTCACCTCTTGTAATTTAAATTTCTTATTTAAATACTCAATTTCTCCATTTTTATTTGGCATAGGGAATAATACTTGTCCTTTGTTAATCTTATTATGTAATTTAACATTTGAAAACAAATATTTTCCATAAATATTCCATAAAAAATCTTTATTGAATTTTGGATATTTGACATAAAATATTTCCACTAAGTAATTTACTAATTCATAAACATTAGGACATATTTCAACCATTTTCTTTTTAAACCCTTCATATATTCCTTTGGTTTGTGCTTCTAAACTGTCATCATGTTTATCATCATTAGATTTACTACTTATACCCATATTACCAAGGTCTTTAATCTCAGTTCTAAATTCATTATATCCATTTAAAACTTTATCATATGTATCTCTATTATCTATTTGTTCTTTTCTTAGATATTGTTTGTAAAAATCTAAATCATTTTCTACTTTTAATTTTTCTTTAAGATTGAAGTCAATCCCTTCGATATGTTTACACAATAAATTCATTACACAATCACTATCAATCACTGGCATATATTGATAATAAGCTTTAAGCAATTTTTCTTCTTCTGGTTTTTTTCTTTGTTTATTAATTAAATCATTCAAAGACATTCCGAATTTTTGCTTACTAGACAAATCGTAACCACTAATATGTTTCATATATTTTCTTTTAGTATCTTTGTAAAGATATTTAAAGAAATATGGATGTCTATCTAGGAGCATGTTATTAAGTATTTCTTTTTTTTCAATAGTTTTAACAGAATCTTTTTTAATATCTTGAGTATCTTCTCTATATATCACCTGTCTTTCTACCCATTTTCTAGGTATTCCCTTAACTTCCTTTCCTATCTTCGCCTTATCAATCTGTGCAGATTGAAGTTTTGTACACATTTTAATTCTATTCATTGTTTGTTTGTATTCTTCACTTTCCTTTTTAAATAAAGGAAGCAAGGCATACGCACTTGTACTTTTATTAGTAATTGAACCTATAATAGATCCAAAAGCAAACAAATCTGCTGTAAATAAAGCTTCTGAAGTTAATTCTATTGGTTTAGGTTTAGGTGCATCATAGACAACTGGTAACTCATCAGAGTAAATTCCTTTGATAACTGTAATATCCGATGTGGTAGCCAAAATATCCATGTCAAAATCTGAACCTGCCCAGTGCATTGTTTCCATACCATGTATATTAACTATAATTCCTGTAGTACAATATCTATACCAATCTTCCGTACAATATGTGTCTACTAGATTAAGTTTTAAATGTTCACTTCTAAAGGTTAACGGTGCTCTCATTGAATCAACAATTTCTACTCCTTTTCTGTTCCAATAATTTGAATAATATTCATTCTTCTGCAACAATCCTGTAATTTCTCTTCCACAAACATGTTGCATTTGTGCAAACG